AAAATTCTGTCGATACAGGCTCGCATGCACCAGAGTTCCCCTATATCACCTATGCGGCGCAAACAGGCGTTATAGGGCAGGTTTTGACCCTTACAGCGTCACTGTGGGACAAGTCTACATCATGGGCGCAGGTATCGAACAAAGCCGACGCCATATCAGAGCGCATCGGCTACGGCCATGAGCTTGTGAAAGTGGACGGCGGGTATCTGTACATCACGCAGGGGCAGCCGTTCGCACAGAGAATGAACGACCCGGCAGATTCTGAAATCAAACGAATTTACATTTTACTGAACGCTGAATTTTTAACAGCGGATTAAGGAGATAAAACAATGGGAAGAACATATACCGTAATTCCGCAGGCCACATTCGACGAATTACAGCTTGAAGCAGGCGTACTGCTGACAGAGTTTGACCCGGCAGACCCGGAGGTTGTTGACAGCGCGATCGTATGTGCTACGACAGGTGGCATCAACATTGTAGCTACGCCCGAATATACGGATTTGGGCGAGGATGTTGACAACGTACCGCCAAACATGAAAGAGCTGAAATCAGACCCGAAATGGACTTGCCAGATCACGACGACAGGACTTGGAACTTCACCTGAAAGTATCAGACTTGCGCTCGGTGCGGCTGACATTACAGCATCAAGCAGCAAGATCACGCCGAGGTCAAAGCTGAATCAGGACGACTTCGCAGACCTGTGGTGGGTAGGCGACAAGGCAAACGGCGGATTCGTAGCGGCAAAGCTTATCAACGCCCTTTCGACTGGCGGATTTTCTCTGCAGTCAACAAAGGACGGCAAGGGCCAGGTATCGCTGGAGTTTACCGGCCATGTGTCACTGAACGCACAGGACGTGATGCCGATCGAGATCTACTCCATCGACGGCGAGGAAACTGGAGAAACCGGAGCTACTGGAATATAAACAGGAGAATGTTTGAATGCGTAAACTTTCGGAAGTAAAAGGCGAGGAAGCGCTGGACGTATTAGCTGAAATTTTAGAGCCGATCGTTACTATCATCAATGACGAAGAAGTAAAGGCGGGATTTGAGACGAACGTCGCAAAGAGCGTTTCTGTTGCGCTGAAAAAATACAAAAAAGAGATACTTGAGATTTTTGCAAGCATCAACGGAAAGTCAGTAGAAGAAACGTGCGAGGAGATAGACATCCTGTCACTGCCTTCGTACATCGTAGAGATACTGAACGAGCCGGAGATCCAGCGCCTTTTTACATAGCACGGTCAGAAGATAGGGTACACATCTTTTGGCTGTGCTACGGAAGTTACACCGGCAAGAGAGACATTCGCCTGTTCTTTAATTATGTTCAGGCGAGTTGTTATGTAAAGAACAATCCTGAAGAAAAAACGTTCAAGATATACGTTGCTTCCGCACTGCAGAACGTGAACAAAATACTTGCAGAAAACCTCACAGGAACGTATATGAAAATGTCCTATGAAGAAGCACTAAATCCAAAGAAGGAAGAAACACGCACAGCAGATGAAATAATCAACGATATTAAGAACGGACTAAAAAGGTTGAACTAAATGGACGTATTAAATTTACGAGGCGTGCTTACGCTTGACAAATCACAATATGATAAAGGTCTTGCTGACGCAGATACAGGTGCCCACTCTTTTGGTGGGCGTTTTTCAAAGGCAATGAAAGTCGGTGCTGTTGCGGTAGCGGCACTTGGAGCGGCAACAGCAGTAGCAGGGAAAAAATTAGTTAGCGGTGCGATGGAAGTTGCTAAATACGGCGACCACGTCGACAAGATGTCGCAGAAGATAGGCATCAGCGCAGAAGCTTATCAAAAGTGGGATTATGTAATGCAACGTGCTGGCGGTAACGTTGACCAGTTAAAAATGGGAATGAAAACGTTATCACAGCAAGCCGAAAAAAATTCCGACGCATTCCAAAAGCTTGGCATAAGTCAGGAAGAAGTAAAAAGCCTTAACCAAGAGCAACTGTTTGAAAGAACAATAAAAGGCTTATCGGATATGGAAGCAGGAACAGAAAGGACTGCGCTTGCTACACAGCTTCTTGGCAGGGCTGGTGCGGATATGGGACCGCTTCTTAATCAAGGGTCAAAAGCTATTGAAGAGCAGATGGAGATTGCCGAGAAATACGGCATGGTCATGCCGGACGCAACGGTGAAAGCATCGGCGGCATTTGAGGATTCCTTAACGACTTTGCAGATGACGACACAAGGCTTAAAAAACCGCTTATTAGGCGAGTTTTTGCCTGCAATGACCAAAGTTACTGACGGTCTGGCAAAGATGTTTATAGGCGATATGAGCGGTCTTGACGACATAGTGAGCGGAGTAAAAGGATTCATAAGCAAGATCGGGGAAATGGCTCCTAAAGTTCTTGAAGTAGGCGGAAAGATTATGCTTCAACTTCTTCAAGGTCTTGTGCAAAAGATTCCTGAGATCCTTGCCGCAGGCGGAAAACTGATGGGTAAATTGTTAGAAGGCTTGCAGAATGCCGTGGGCGGAGCAAGTAAAACTATCGCAAATATCGTGGTAGCTATAGGACAGTTCCTTTCATCGAACGCACCGAAACTTTTACAGGCGGCAATCACGCTGATGGTAACGCTCGCACAAGGACTTCTTCAGGCGTTGCCAACTATTATAGCAAGCATACCGCAAATCATAAGCGGAATCGTTAAAACGTTTGCAAGTTTTGACTGGCTGAGCATTGGCATAAGCTTAATACAAGGAATTGCAAACGGAATATCTGCGGCAGGCGGAGCGTTGCTTTCTATTGTACAGAGTGTCGTGGCAAGGGTTGCTGAAGCGGTATCATCAAAATTTAGAGCAATAAAGGCAAGCGCATCGTCAATATGGAATTCCATTAAAACTGCAATTACTACGCCAATAAATGCGGCAAAAAACGCAGTAAACACAGCCATAGATAAGATAAAATCTAAAGTAGAAACCGTTAAAAACTTGGGCAAGAAAGCATTTCGTATTTTGTCGGGGCTTAAAATTCCAAAGATTCATATTAGCGGGGGCTCTGCGCCATTTGGCATTGGCGGAAAAGGAACGAGGCCAAGCATAAGCGTAGACTGGAATAAGAAAGCTTACGATAATCCGTATATGTTTATGAAGCCTACAGTGATGCCAGGATTTGGCGATGGCGTTGGCGGAGAGATTGTTTACGGCAAAAAAAATCTTATGAATGACATAACTGAAGCGGTAAGCAAAAATAAGTCGGACGTTGATGTTGAAGAGCTTGGTTATATCATTGGCGAAATCGTTGGGCAGCGAGTTGCAGAGGCACTTGAAAGCGTCGATATAACGCTTGATAGAAGAACGATGGGCAAGTTTACAAGGCAAGCAACAGGAGTAACACTATGATTGATGTTTCAATAAAATACAAAAGCTCAAACGGCACAGTGCTTGACTTGTCAGGGTTTCCTTACAAGTTAGGCGTAGAAGAGCTGTTTGACTGGGAATGGGGTTCGGACGCTGTTGCAATAAGCAACACTCAGTCAAATATATTGAAGTTCAAAAGGACGCAAAAGGACGCAACAGCAAAAGTGTGGTTTTATGCGAATACTGAAGAAAGCATAAGCGAGCTTATAAATAACTTTTTTGAGGTGACTGAGTATGACGTAATAACCAACCAAGCCGGCAAACTGATAATCAATGACGGAGATTATATTGAGTGTTTTATCGTTGCTGGAGCAAACAGAAAATGGCAGAACACAACACCGTTCAATGCGAGAAACGTGAAGTTTATTTTTCCGCACCCATTTTGGATAGATGAACAGGAACGAGCGTATCAGCCGACGGCTTCGGTAATCGATATTGATGACGGAGATACAATATCCTTGCTTGGCTATCCGTATCAGTATCCGTATGGTTATGAGGTTGAAGTAATTGCCGGCAGTGGAGATTCCGGAGAAGCTATCAGAACGTGGGAGTTTGAGGGAATCAACGAATCTCCGTTTGTGCTTGAAATGTTTGGAGCTGTTGCAAATCCAAGAGTAAATATCGACGGTCATGTGTATCAAATAAACTTGACGCTTGGTGAGGACGATAAAGTTGTTATCGATTCAAGGGATAACACAATTACGTTGCACCGTTACGAATCTCAAAGCGGCGGAAGTGTTACAAATGCTTATATGTATCAGAATTTCAACAGCAATATTTTTGAGCCGATCCCGTGCGGAAGGCAAATACAAGTATCGAGCGTAACACGGTTTAAGCTAACGGTCTATTCTGAAAGGAGCGAGCCGAGATGGAGCTGATGCTTTTATCGCCTGACTATTCTCCGCTTGGGACCATAGAAAGAGTTGAAGGCGACATTGAAATAGGCGGAGAAAATGACTTCAGGTTGCTCTTGAACAGATCTGATTACGAGCCGCTGCTAAAGCTGTTTCAAAACAACAATCCGACATCTACAGCCATAGCCGGCAGCATGAGCGTGGGCGCAAGGTTTGGCGTGATCGGTATGGAGTTTGGCGGATTTATCAGCAAAGACGTTACAGACACTGCCGAAGATACATACGAGCTTGGTGGTATGACGTATCGTGGATATTTGAAACAGAAGATCATATCGCCTAAAAGCGGACAGGATTATTACGTTGCGAATGGAGATGTTCGAAATGTAATATATGATTTGCTTAATGGAGATGCGGCTACAGGCTCGGCAAGTCCGTCAATCCTCAATGTTATCGGAGTGCAAAGTTCATTAACAGGGAAATCGGTATCAAATTATCAGTTCAACCGATACACAAATATGCACGATGGAATCACAAAAATGCTCGCTTCAGTAGGATATAAAATGGAGATAAAAAACGAGCGTGTTACAGAAAACGATTCCATTGGAACTAAAACAATAATCAAACCGATAATTTATATTGTCCCTATAGAAGATTATTCAAACAGCATCGTGTTGTCACAAAACAATAAGTACAACTTTCATTTATCAAGAGCTTACGATGGAGTGAATCATCTTA